TAACTCCTCCACCAGTGAGATAGACGACTGACAAAGTTGTGTTTGCTGGTGCTTGACCATAAGCAGCTGTAAAAACCGGGCTTACTGTATCAAAGGCTATATCTGTATTTTCTATACCTGTTGGTAAAGATAAACCAATATTTTCAGGTGTGGGTAATAACTCTTCTCCTGGTGAGGTGCTTACTCCCGAACCAAATTGCATTTCTATACCACCCTCCACAACTCTTGCTACAAACCTATTTGGTATTCTTAATAGCTTTAATAAGTATGGATTATCATTTGTGTTAACAAACGTATCTGGATCATTATATGCCGTATTCTCTACCTTCTGAAAGATAGTATCTTGTGCTAAATAAGGTACCTCATACCAAGTATTATTATCACTATCTACAATAGACTGAATACCTATTAAGTTGTCTCCCGTTAGTTTTATTTTGTCGAACTTTACTGGGTTGCCAAATACAAAGTCTGATGTTGTTTTAGTTGCACTAACAGCTTTATATGTTTTTTTAATTAAGTAATATTGAACTGATCCATCAACACTATCAATTTGAGCTACTGTTACTGTTCTGGGTGATAAGTAATTATCAACTGAAAAATCCACAGGTTCTTGTATAATAAATTCTGTGCCATTATATGAACTTCTAGCAACCATGCCTGCATTTAATTTCAGTGCGTAGCTGAAATCCGGTACAGTGTTTGCACCTGAACCTGATGGTGGTACGTATTGAAACACATCAATGTCAACCAATGCAGGTACGGAAAGTTTTGGTTTGTATCCAAAAGCCTGTGCTATATCTAATATATTTTTACGTTCGCGGGCTTGTAAGATCATAGACTCTTTTAGCTGGGAGTCTATATAATAATTTAACACATCACCAACATATGCAGCCATTTCAATAAACATCATTCCTGGTGATGCTTCATTAAAATCGTTATAAGTATTAGGATAGTACTTTTTAGCAAAATCTATAAGACCAGCTTTTAATTGGTCAAAGTCTCTTCCTAGGTACCGTACTTCTTTTGTTATATCTTTGCTTACTACATTCATTGTTAGCTTGTTCGTCTTACTTCCAATTCAATGGATCTTGTATCAAATGTGTTATTTTTTAAGCTGATTTTTATATTTACTGTTACTGTATTATAATCTGGGTCAGTTAGTACGTCTAAACTATTAATAAATATGTAAGGTAACCAATAGTCAAACTGGGTTATTATGGTTGATTTAATGTTATCAGCCATAGAATCTGTCTCGTTTTCAAATAAAGATCTATACAAATTACACCCTAGGTTGGGTTGCATAATCCTCTCACCATTATTTGTTAATAGTAAGTTTTTTGCATTTGCGGCTGCTTGATCAATAGTAGTGTAGTTTAACTTTATACCACTACCAACACTACCAAAGATGGGTAAGTCTACACCTATACCTTTGTTTTTTGCAACATCTAACCTATTGAATAATTGATCCGTTGGCATTAAAATGATTTTTGTGTTGAGATTTGATCAGCTCGTTGTAATAATTTTGAGTAATCCTTCATGAAAGGTAAAGACTCTGTGTTGGTAACTGGTTCATAACCTGCATCGTCATCAGCTGATAGCATATCTATCATGCTTGTCGGTGCATATGCTGGGGCAGGTACTTGATCTGAAGTGAAACTCATCTCATCAAAATCAACAGTCGTAGACTGATTAAAATCTGATGTGAGTCTTGTTTCATTTAACACTTGATCAAGTATAGAGTTACCTGAATACCTTTTTGTTGGTTGTGGTTTTCTTTGTTCCACTTTTTGACCGGTTGGTTTTGATACTGGTCTCTTTTGTAATGCTTCTGTTAGCTCTTGTTTAACAGCTGCGCGGACCTCTTCTCTAATGAGGGTTCTTAATGCGGTGAGAAATTCTTTTGCTTTCATCTTTTTTATAAATAGTTTGTTTCTAAATTATCTGTATCCTGTAAAGGGAAATGGTGGTATTCCTGTGGGAGGTGGTGGTGAAACTAATCCAACCATAAGGTTTAATTGTAATTGCAAATTTTTAGATAGTTCTCTCACTAGTTTTGAGGCACCAGCGTCTGGTTTAGTAATCATTGGAAGGAATGGACCAATAGAAATACTCGTATACTTTACTCCATTTGGTGTCACCCAACTAAAGCCTGTCCAAAAAGCTCTTGTTGCAAGGTTAAAAGCAACACTCATTAGTTTTAAGTCTAGATTTAATGCTCTTTTAGCTACGTGCTCCTTTAACCAGGCTTCTGTGTCTTGTTTAATCTTAGCTAGTTTTTTATCAATCTTATCTACTAATGGTTTTAAACTTTTAGTATACAATTTTTGAAGTATACTCAAAATATTCTTTCCCTGCTTGTTTATTTCATTTACTATCAGTACCAGTATACCATCTATACCAGGCTTTAGTCCTGGGAATAATTTCCTAACTAGTGGGTTTAGGCTTATCTGATTTAGATAGGCTGTTGTATTCGCTAAATGCTTATTTTCTAGATCGGTGAGTATTGTTCTAATATAGGACTTTTCTAGCACTCTGAAAGCGCTTCGGTCCGAAAAGAATGCTATAACTTGTTTTATATTACCATTCTTCAGACTGCCTATAGATTTAATTTTATTGTAAAAATCTATATAACCACCACTTACTGCACCTATTGTATTTTGTTGTAGTCTTTGACTGAGATCTGTCATAAAGCTTGTCTTGGATACCTCACTGGCCATATTAGTAAATAAGTCTACTAATAGCTCAAAACCAAAAAAGTAATCTCTTATATCCCTAAGTGTTTTGCTCTTAGCCTGATCTAACGCTATTTGTTGTGAACTATCTGCTGTGTTTAGTTTTTTAATGTCATAGATACCTCCTACTAAATCTCTTAATGCTCCTGCATTCGTAGTATATCGCCACTCCCCAGCAATTAAGTTATTAGTAATTTTAGTGAATCCTGGTATTAACTTTGTTGTTGTTATTTGTGTTAGTTTAAGTATTTTTTTGATCTGATCTTTATATTGTTTTAATTTATCTTTTTTAGCTTGTATAATTTCCATTTTGGTTTTACCATCTTTGAGATCACTCTTGATTGGTACAAGCATTAGAAGTTGCATCTTCACATCGTCTGTGATACGCTTAATTGTCTCTTCTAGTTTTGCTGTTTGCCTGTTAACAAAGTCTACAAGCTTTTTCTGTATCTTCCTTAAAAAGGCCTCAATCTGTTGTATAGCTGCTGTCAGTATATCTAAGACCGTTGGTTTTGGTGGCATCAATGGTCCAATAAAAGGTGGCACTGATGTTGGTTTTTTCTGTATTAGTTTTCTAACCTTTAAATCTAAATTTGTAATCCCTTTTATGATAGCCAAGAACTCTTGAAACAATCTTATTACGCTGTCGGAAGATGACTCAAAGTAATCTAGTAATGCAGCGGGGGATGGTACTTTCCCAATCAATTGATCATTTAGTAACTTAACTATAATAGGATCTGTTATTCCATTCTGCAAATATATCCTATTTAGCTCTTTGTGAACTGCGGTTATGTTGTTTTCTGGATTAATAGCCATTAAAACATTCTCTTGTACAGTGTTTAAATATTCCTGTAAATCTGTGCTTGCTAATCGTTGAATGTCTATTTTAAACTTTGTTGTAGTAACAATTAGTCTCTGTGCTGCCACTACTATCGATTGAACATCCTGTATAGTGTCTTTCGCTTTTTTAATTTTCTTTAAGTACTTCTTTTTAAAATCAGTAATAGTTTTTCCGGCTGTAACATATAGGCTCTTTTTACCAGGTCCCGCTTTTTTTAAGGCTAAGTTTTTCAGTTTAATCTTTAACTTTTCTTTTTCTTCAGCTACTCTTACTTGTATTTTAAACTCTAACTGCTGTATAGCATTCTTTATTTTTCTTTTCAGTTTTGCAATTTGAGGTTGTAATTTCTTTTTTATAAACTTATACCTGTACAGTATATCTAATATAGGTGCTAGTTTAACATTAACATTAGCTAAATCACGTATATAATTAATATATTCTGCTGGGTTGACTAGAGCGTTAGATAGACTCACAATTGTTAACAAAGTGGATTGTATTTGTCTAGCCAAATACTTCTTAAAAATTTCTTCTTGACTACCATCCTGCGCGTCCGGAATTGATGATAATCTATACTCTAGATCTGTTAGTACCTTACTTAGTATGTCATATTGCTGCACGTTCAATGACGGTTTAAATTGCTTTATGGCATTTATTAACTCTAACTCTTTTCTAAATTTTATTTGAAAGTCCTCAGGTGTTAGCTGTAATTGGAACTGAGTTAGTCCGGTAGCTAGTGATTCGATCTTAGCTTGTTCTGTTTGTATTATTTCAACAATAGCATTGCTTATTTCTAAAAACAGTTCTGGTAGCTCCATTATCTGTCTCTGTATTTCTGCTGCTTCTGCTAATAAAGTGTTTATTTGTTTTTTTAGTGTCTGTGCTTTCTTTACTAATAGCTTTATAGATTCAATTGTTGATTTTATATCTCCCTGCATTATTAACACTTCTCTAGCTTCAAAGTAAGTTTGCAGTATTCGCTGCATGACTCTTTTTCTTGAAGAGTAATTGTTGATTGGTATGCTTGGAATAGGAAATGGTGGTGGTCCTGCTGGTGTTGATAATCCGGGAGCTGGTAGTACTGCGGGAACAGTTCCTCCTCCAGGTAATCCTGTTAAAAGTGTTCTAACATAATTATCTGTTATAAATTTAGCCATATCCTTACTACCTTTTGGTTGTCCGGTATCTAGTTGAGCTAGAAATGGCTGCGTAAAAGTTAATTCAAAGTTTATTGGCATTATAATAAATAAGATAGTTCGTTAGTAAAAGTTGTGACAACTTCTAGTGCGGTATATGTGTGTGGTGCTTTATCTCCACGCCAATACCATATAGATGGATCCTTTGGTCCATAATGCAAAAACCCATACTTACCAGCATTGTGTACTAAGAAATAAAGAAGTGTTGGGTTAATTAAATTCCTAGGGCCAAACTTGATTATCCGACCTGTTACACGAGGATCTACGTTAGGATAATTTGGTATTGAGCCAACTATCTCTTGACCACTCACATCTCTAAGAGCTATAGTATTTTTTGCTATAGGTGGATCAAAGTCTGTTGGTTGTAACCCTAACACATAATCATCCCCATCTATAAGTATGCGATCAGGGTATTTGACTAAGCTGCGTAATTCTGCTATTACCTCTTGTTTTGTTCTGTATCCCTCAGCTGGTTCTATAGCAAAACCAATATTTGCATCAACAACTGCTGCTAATTCTGCGAAGCTGTTTTTAACTGGGATTGGTAATATTGCGTTATGATAATTTACAAGCGCTGCTGCTTTCATCTTTTAACCTCCTCTATTAGAATCAGAACCTACTACACCATCTGGGTTGTTGTTTGGTATTGGCGCGGTGCCAATGGCCGGTGATTGTGTATTATTTAAATTGGTTCCTGTTGCAGTGGCAGTCGCTCCGGAAGTAGTGTTACCCGCTGTTCCTGATCTACTACTCTTATTTATGTCTGCTGTTACATCATCAGGTACTGGTGGTGCAGGATCTGGCTTATCGTGCGACACTCCATCAACAAAGACCACAGTCGACAACATTTCAGGTATGCGTGAATGTAAATTTTCAAGATTATACATAACCTGTGTAGACATATGTCCATCTCCGGCCGGTGTTCTAATTACTGCGTCTCTCATTAATACTATGAGGTCCTCTATTAAATTTGCCAGCTTTAGACCTAACACGATTGGTTCGTATCCATAATTTAGAGTTGGATCACCTTTTGTCTTAGGAGCCTTCTGCTTTGTAAAATCATAGTCTCTACCTTTGTTAGGTAATCCAAGATAAATTTCACCAGTGTCTGAGAATAAGTAAATATCGTCGTCACTATCTAGATGAATTGATTTTGGAGAAGTTATAGTTACACCTTCCTTACCACAAATTAATAAGTGATCTTTTTTTGCATTTAATACTAATCTGTCTGAATTAATAATAACTGTACTGCCATTAGTAAAATTGTTAATGTGCCCTCCTAATGAGGGGTTAATTTGTAACACATCTTTTAAAGATTTTTCTGCAACTCCTCCAAGAACATCTATCTTAAATAGTTTGTCTGCAAATTCGAATCCTGCCATTTCTATAAATTATCTAATTGTAAGTCTGTAAAAAATAATAAAGAGTTTCTTTTTGATTTGTTCTTTAGTGCTTCTGATATGCCGCCATAAGGACCTTTTTTTGCTAACTCTGGTTGATATTCAAAATGCCATTCTTCGCTGCTAACCGTTCTCACAAAACCAAACTTATATCCATTTTTTATCATCCAGGTATAATTTGTGGAATTTAAGTTTGCACCAAAATACTTTCTAGATCCTACATTTAAGTCTGCGGCTATTCCATCACCATGCTTACTAGAGCCCGGTGGAGCTGTTTGTGGGCTAAAGGCACTACCTCCTGCTTTAAAAATAAAATCGGTGTCTGTAGTGTATTTTGGATTGCCATTTACAACAGCATTTCGTTCAGTATTGTTCCATCTTGATTTATCTCTACGCAATGTTTCTTGTGTAGTAAATGCTACTGCAAATCCTTTACTGGATCTGCCAGTAAAATTTGATCCAAATTGTGGTCTGTATCCACTGCCTAATATTATTTTAACTCCCTCAGCAGCTGCACTACTCTTGAGGAGCAATAAAGCTTTTCCTGCATCTTTACCAATACCTTGTCCATCAACATAAATTAAATCAATGGATTTTTTGCTGTTATTTATAAAGGGATTAGTACCAGGTTGAATTGGATCTACTAAGTTATCTGTAACAAGAATTGCTATGTTTTGTAGAGTGTACACAGTACTACCAGATACTTGTGGTATGGTTTCGATATTGGAAGGAATACCACTTTCTTTATAAAAAGACACCTCTTCTTCCGGAGTTTCTACAAAGGAGGTTATGTCGCTAACGGTTGAGAAAAGATCACCATCAATGCTATTTAGATCATATCTATGTAGATGTGTCCTTAATTTTTTAGAGGTGGAAATCTCTATTGGTATTGCTTGTGATGAGCAAAGATAAATTGTAGAGTCATTTTTATTAACTTGTTCCATAATTGGAGTAGAGCTATTAGTCCTATTAGCTGATACAATCATTATTGGATTGCCAGCAGCTCCCCCATTATCAGACCACTCATTTGTAGTGTGATCTACACTTGTGCTACCTAATCTGACACTAGCTCCAAATCTACCCTGTAATATAAAGTCTCCCTCATATGGTTTGAGCGGTGCTTTTTCCTTTACACCAGTGCCACCAGCTATAAAGCTTTCCGGACTTTTTAACTTGCCTTCAAACCTATGTTCATACTCCGACGTAAAAACAGTGTCTGCTAAATTAGCCGGAATAGTCTGACCCATATATGGATCGCTGTTAAATGTTATACTTTGATTGCTAGTAATATTAGCTATATAATAGTATGCAGTTATAAACCTACCCAAAGCAACTTCATTTTTAATGCCTTGAATTATAATAACTAGTTCACCAGGTATTGGATACTTTAGTATGTTTTCATCAGCTGGATATGCGAAGACCTGTATATCGTCTTCGTTTATCTCCTTATTAATACCAATGAGTCTAACTCTTATTTTACCAATGTCCTTTGTATAATCAACGTCTAACACGTGCCCAAAGAGGATTTCCTGTGGATTGTTTCCTGTCCCACCTAGGTTAGGTTTATTATCTAAAGTACTTGCCCATCCTTTAAAAAAGGATCCACCACCTATGCTCATCCTATTGAATTTTTATATAAAAGACTTTTTAGTTTTTTTGAGGTAGCTAACTCAACCGGCACTGTTTGTGATGAACAAAGGTATACTGTGCAGTCATTAGTATTTACAGATTCCGTGGATTTGTTTTGACGTCCTACTTCTACATCTCTTTCTGTAGACAATATTGTAATTGGATCACCTGCTACTCCTCCAATGTCTGACCATTCATTAGTTCCATTTGTTGTGGTACTTCCCAACCTTATACTTGCACCAAATCTACCCTGAACAATTACATCTCCTTCGCTCGGCAACTTTTTTGGTCTTTCTTTTATTGCCCTCGTAGTCTCATTTACTTCCTGTACATAGCTAGCTAAGTTTTTAATTTTACTTTCAAACCTATGTTCATACTCCGGTGTAAATATTTGGTCTACTAAGTTGACTGTTATAGTTTGACCCATATATGGATCTCCATTCCAGGTAATACTCGAGTTACTTGTTAGTGTTGTTATATAGTAATAGCCTGTAACAAATCTACTAGAGGCTACTTGATTTCTTATACCCTGCACCATAATAACTAATTCGCCTGGTAGTGGGTACTTAACCATATTGTTATTTACTGGATAGGCTTCTGTTTTTACGTTATCATCGAGCAGCTCCTTAGAGTGACCAATTAGTCTGACACGTATTTTGCCGGCATCTGAGCCCTTGTAATCGACACTTAGTACTTGGCCCACAATAAGCTGTTGGGCAGTGCTACTGCCGCGTAAAGTAGGTGTAGAAGGTAAATTACTAGCCCATCCCTTAAAGTAAGAACCTTGGCCGATACTCATTATCTATTACTGTCTAGTAAGTCTTGTGCTTCTGTAAGTAACTGTTTGCGCTCTGCGTCTGTCAATATTCCTTCTTCTCTGTCTCCTTTGTCAGCGCTAATCAATAACCTCTGTACTATAGACGCTAAACGAACTAAATGTTCATCGTTTTTAACAGACACCTCTAGATATTCCTTAATTAGTGGAACCATCATGGAAGCATCTGCTACGTTCTTAATTAACGGCTTAAGGCTGTCAATTAATCCATTAATTTGTGTTTCTTTTTTCTTGGAGTTGATGTAGATATCTCTTAGAAGATCTGAAAACTTCTTATCATCAAACATTGTGTAGTCTGTATTCATCGCCGCTTTTAGTATAAATAGGCTATTATTTATTTTGCGCGGCTTTTATTGGAAATTCTACAAAAGCATCTATATAGGCTCTTAGCTTCTTTACTTGCACACCTGCAATCCAGGCATCACGGTTATCATAATAGCCCATACTATGTAATACCTGTAAGTCTGCAAGTTTTGGATCAAACTCAAAATCTTCCAAATTAGGACCGCCTGCTACTTCCATCCAAGCTTTGAGATCTTCGTGTAGCAGGCTTAATAATTCTTCCTGTTTAACTAATACAATCATTAATATTCCCTATCTATTGGAATAATGTCATGCTCTAAATAAGCACTATAAATCTTTTTGTACTTTTCCTTCATCACCTTTACCATCTTAGTGATCTGCTGAGTAGAGGCATTTGACATTTCTCTTATGTAAATATACAGAGCCTTTTTATTAAAAATTTCTAGATTATCTCTTTTGCGAAAAAGCTCAATTAATGCAGCGGCTACTTGTCTCTCCTGCTTTTTAGGGAAGTGTATATCTAGATGATGGTCCCAGTAGTCTACGTATAAGTTTAAAAAATTCTCTCTACTTGTTGATAAGTTGTTATTGGATTCTAATGTATCCGTAACAGTATCGATGGACAACACACCGACTAGCTTTTTAAAGTTCTTATTGTTTTGTAATATAAGGTAGTTCTTAGCAACAATACTAAAATAACTAAAAGCCTTTCCCTTACTTGCAGTAAACTTTGGAAGCTTCTCTATTAAAAAAGATATTACGTCGTGTTGTACGTTTTTAATATCCTGCCCGTCTGTGTAATAAAATTTAAAAGTGTGAATTATATTCTCTGTTAATTTTTCAAAAGCGTATCTAATTTCATTATTATAAATCGCGTTTCGAATAAATTGATCATCACATTCATTATATCTGATGATAGCTTCCTCGACCTCTGGGCCGAAATACATCTTTTTCTTTTTACTTTTTGGTTTCCTCGGCGTTGACATATTTTGTAATAAATTCATATAACTCATTTATGCACTCTTGCAATCCTGTAAAAGTATATCCTACTTCATCATCAGCTTTAAAAGATCCTCTATGATCAATCTCTTCCATTTTCTTTTTGGTGTCATTAAATCTGTACCATAAGCTGGATACAAATAAGACATAGGCTTCTGTATATTGCAGTGCTTTATTATACTTAATATAGTTAACATAACTCAGATAAGCTAGTATTACTGTGCTTATTATGAATAGGATGAGGAAGAAATATATCATTTAAATAGCTCGTTAAATACGCTTAGTAATTCATTCTTGTGAGGATCTGTAGATTGTTTGCTTTCCTTTATTCTAGGTTTAGTAGAACCTTTTAACCATTGCTCGTATTCCACCTTAGCAGCTAATGAATCTGCTTGATGTAGAATATATGGTAAATTAGTTCTTAATCTAGAGTTCTTATCATAAGAAATGTAATAAGATTTATTGGATTCGTCATATAAGCCATCATGTAGCTTAATACCAAACCACTCTTTTAAAGATACCTTAATACCTCTTTGCTGTAATAAAAATAAACTACGGTCTGGAACTAACATAAAATCTGGGAGAGGATTCATTTTATATATGGCACCCTGATTCTTTCTATGCCAATCAGAGTCTTGTGGTATATACATTTCATTATCCTCATCTCCTATCTTACCTAGATCGTGGTTGATTGCTGCAAACACTAACTCTTCTATTGTAAAGTCGATCTCTGCACCCATAGACTTCCATGCTTCTACAACCTTAAAACTGGCTGCTATTACATTCATTACATGCAATATATAACCTCCTGGAAACGCGTTGTGATGATGTTCTTTTGAAGAGGCCGGCATTAACATGATACGTTCCTGGTGATCTAGGTAAAACTGCCTCAATTCTATTTTTCTTTCCCCTGTAATGTGCAGGTCGATGTACTCTAAAAACTTATCGTAGTTTTCCACGAGCTGTTCTGCTGATAATTCCATAACTATATTAATTTTGATATTCTATTTAATCTATTTTCTATTTTCTTACGTGTAGTCTTATTCTTTTCTGTTTTTAGCTTACTCTTTAAGTAATTATATTCTTCCAGTAAAGTTAGTATCTGCTCTGCTTTTTCTTTTTTAGTGACTCTTGGCTTTTCTATAATAGGTGTAGGCTCACAAGTACCTTTCAGAGTAGGTTGTTCTACTCCTCTAAAATACACAGTGCCGTTAGCGTGCACAAACTCTTTCATAAACCGCCATCCTTTAGGATAGCCTAATTTTTTTTTAGTAGTAGATTTTACTGGCTCCAGAATTTCTATAACACAATAGCTGCAAATAAAGGAAACAGTTTCAGCTGAAACCTTATCTTCTAAACCACATCTTGTGCAATCAAGAATTTTCATATTCTAGTTGTAATCTATCTAGAGCAGCTGTAATACCTTTTTCTACAGCCTCTAACCGCAAGGTTACATATAGCTGATCTACGTGCGGCTTATTGCTAGCTAGGTCAGCGATTAAGGATGTAGTCATAGCCTGTGCAGACTGTAATTGCGTTTCAATATAACTTTTATTTCTCATAATTTAGTTTGTTGTAGGTGGGGGTACCTGAAAGTTTAAATCATACAGTACCGTATGTATTAGTTTGTTCTGAATAAAGTGGCGACCTCTGTAGATGTGTAAATCACCGGTTATGTATAATGCTTCTGTAATAGCTATGTCAATTATACCTCTTAATCTGCTAGCCATCCACACAATATTATTCTCTTGAACGGTGTAGATCGCGTCTAGGTCCTCTA